GAGCGCAGTCAGAGGACAGGGACAGGGCTTCGTTTAACGTGACTCCTAACCTTCAGTATTACAGGATTTAACTATGGCGAGGTTCGCTTCCGGCAAAGACGCTTATGGAATATCAGACAGATCTGGCTTCCGTTATCGTTTGCGTGATATGCGAACAGAATGGAACGGTCTTCTTGTGGGCAAGGACGAGTGGGAGCAAAAGCATCCGCAGTTAGAAGTCACAAGGCACCCACCTGACGCGGAGGCGCTAAGAGACCCAAGACCAGATAGTAGGGTCGCGCCAGAAGTTGAGCATTTGTTAGGTTTAAACCCTTTCTTGACAGGTTCACTTGGCAGCAACGTAATAACCGTTATTGAGCAGTCTCATGGACGAACAAGCGGAGATATAGTAAGATTTCGTGGCGTAAATCCGTTTGATGGATTTCTGGCAGCGGACATTGAGTATGCTTCAGGAAACGCTATTACAATTGTGAGCGCAGATAGATATACATTTGTTGCTAATTCAGGTACAGCAACAGAAGGCGGAAAAAGAGGTGGCGGAGGCTCTGCTACATCTGGCCCTGTAACATTGGTGGTATAAATGAGTTTTACTTACGCACAGCTAAAAACGGCAATACAGGATTTCACGGACAACACAGAAACGTCTTTTGTAAGCAATCTTCCATTGTTCATTCGCGGTGCAGAAGACCGTATATTTACTGTTGTTGATTTAGAGCTTTTCCGCAAAAACGCTACATCACAGTTAACTGTTGGCGATCCATATCTTTCAGTTCCAACTGATTATCTTGCCCCTTTTTCACTGCAAATCACAACAGCTAATTACAAAGATTTTCTTGAGATGAAGGATGTGAACTTCCTGCAAGAATACGAAAACTCTGTCACCGGTAATCAAACGCCACGTTATTATGGAATATTCGATGTAAATAATTTTATTTTAAGCCCAACCCCAAATCTGGCTTATGACGTTGAACTGCATTATTATTATCGCCCAGCCAGCATAACAGCGGGTGCTGATCCAGACAAAAGCTGGCTCAGTGAGAATGCTCCAAACGCCCTTCTTTACGGTTCGCTTGTTGAAGCGTATACTTACATGAAAGGCGAGCAGGATATGATGCAGTTGTATGAACAGAGGTTTATACAAGAAATACAGCGCTTAAAAGACTTGGCTGAAGCTAGAGAGAATAGCGATGCCTACAGGAGAGGTCTACCTGATAGGCCACGCACTTAAACAGGAGTAAGGAACGATGGCAACATCAAACGCAGCAACCACCTATCTGGAAAGGAGAGTTCTGGACTACTTGTTCAAAAATGATTCTCTTTCCTTTGCTTCGCCGGGTAATAGTATTTATGTCGGCTTGGCAACCGCAGCAACAAATGCGGAAGGTCAGAAAGTCACCGAAGTACAGGTTGACACAGATGACGCTAACTATACACGCCAGCAAGTCAACGCGGCGGGATGGAAGCAATCGACCACAACTGTGGCGGTAACTTTCGCGCAGGGTGACACAGAGTTGATCTTAGCTGACGCAGAAGCCTTTCCTTCCGCTGGTTCAGTAACGATTGACGATGAGATCATTACATACACAGGCAAAGATGCTACTGCTTCCGCTGATGTGAACGGCGCAGTTAGCTCTTCGACCAGTGTGGCCGTGGATGGCAACTCAGGAACACTCACTGTTGGTATGGTTGTCACTGGTACAGGGATCAGTGGCACAGTTCGGATAGCTACAGTTACTAGCCAGAACGCGATCGTTCTGGACACGGCTGTAACTTTGTCAGATGACACTGCCCTGAACTTTGACGGGACAAGCACCTTGACAGGTTGTACACGCGGAACATCTGGAACGACAGATTACGCACACGCCGTTTCTGATGTTGCTGTTTCAGATGCACAGCGCGTTATTAACGACAATAACATTGAGTATGCGGCAGCGGCAGGAACAGCGGCCTCATACACAGTCACACACGCTTTCGTGGCAGATAAGAACATTGCCACCGCAGATGTAAATGGTGCCGTAAGCGCTTCAACTGCTGTAACACTTGACGGCAACAGCGGCACAATTGTTGTGGGTGATGTGGTTACTGGCACAGGCATTACTGGCGCGACCAGCGGCGTGGTTCGTGTGGCTACAGTAAACTCACAAACAAGCATTGTGCTAGATACAGCGGTTACGCTTGCAGATGACGCTGTTTTGACATTTGATGGCTCCAACATTTTGTTTGTTGGCGCATTAGATGCAAACAAAACACTGGCTGTAGGAGACATCTTCCGCATTAACGCAGGTAATTTGAGCGTAGAGTTGAAGTAATATGGCTCTTGTAATCAAAGACCGTGTTAAAGAAACAACAACCACCACAGGCACTGGCACGTTAACTCTTGCCGGTGCCGTGACTGGTTTCGATTCTTTTGCCGATGTAGGTGATTCTAACACCACCTACTACTCCTGTACGGATGGCACGAACTTTGAGGTTGGTATTGGCACATACACACTGTCAGGCACAACCCTGTCACGAGACACTGTTTTTGAAAGCAGCAGCACCAAGATTACGGCAGACGTTAACGGTGCTGTAAGCGCCTCTACATCTGTGACTGTGGATAATGTGCAGAGCGGCACTTTAACGGTAGGACAGCGCGTCAGGGGTACAGGCATATCAGGCGTTGTTACTATTGCCACAGTAAACAGTCAGACAAGCATTGTACTGGATACCGCTGTAACGCTTGCGGATGACGCGGCGCTAACAATAGGTGACGAGAAAATAAATTGGACGGCTGGTACTCGTACAATCTTTTGTACAATGCCTGCGGAAAAGATGATCTACAATGATGCCATCGGCACCCCGATTAATTTCACGGATAACAGCTTGGCATTCGCAATAGCGCTAGGATAAAAAAATGGCAAACGCATTTAAATCAGAAACGGACACAGGTATAGGTACATCTCCTGCAACCCTCTACACATGTCCAGCGTCCACAGAAACGACTGTTATTGGGTTAACCTGCGCTAATATTGCGACAAGTCAAATAGAGATTGATGTGCAGTTAGATGCAAGTGGTCGCACGAGCGGGGCAGAGGACAGTGTTTATATTATAAAAAGCGCACCCATTCCTGTTGGTAGTAGCCTTGTAGTTGTAGGCGGGGAGCAAAAGATTGTTTTGGAACCGGGGGACGCAATAAAAGTGACGAGTAATACCGCAGCTTCAGCAGATGCTGCAATGTCTGTGCTTGAAATTAGTTAAGGAATAATTCTATGGGCTATATTGGCGCAGGACCAACACGATTTAATACAGCAGATGATCTGACTGTCACTGGTGATGCCGAAGTTACAGGTGCCATCACGACAGACGGCATGACTACCACTGGCAACGTGTCCTTCGGGGACAACGATAAGGCTGTATTTGGTGACAAAGTTGGCGGTGATTTGGTCATATATCACAATGCAAGTGACAGTTACATCACCGACTTAGGCACGGGAAATCTAAGAATAGGTGCTACTAATCTAAAGATTACAAATGCTGCCGATACAGAAGTTTATATTGATGCGTTTGAAAATGGTGCAGTAAACCTTCGCTACGACAACGGCCAAAAACTCGCCACCACCTCCACAGGCGTTGACGTAACTGGCACAGTGACTGCGACTGCCTTTAGTGGCGATGGCTCTAGCCTCACAGGCATCCCGACCCCAACACTGACTAGCTTGGGTATTGCTAACCACGATGACATTACTGTGGATGGCTCTGGGAACGTGGGCATTGGGACGTCTCCATCAGTTCCGTTGCATATTTATAACGCAACAACTAACGGTGTGGCTAGATTTGAATCAGGTGACGCAACAACTTTAGTTCAATTTAAAGACAGCGGAACAACTTTAGTTCCACCTTCAATCGGCGCAGTTTCAAATGATTTGGTAATGCAAACCAACAACACCGAAGCCGCCCGCATAGATAGTTCGCAAAATCTATTGGTGGGAAAGACGAGTGTTGCTAATGGTTTAACAACGCAAGGCTTTGATTTCATCAATAACAACTACATGACCGCCACTAATGATGGCAACATTGTTGCAAGGTTCTCACGCCTTACAAGTGACGGTGGGATTCTTCAATTTTATAGAGGTTCAACACTGGTCGGGTCGATTGCTTCTCGTGGGGGTCTTGGGCTTACAGTAGACAGTGCAGGGGCAAACGGAAGACTTGGCTATGGTGGTACAGCATATTATGAATGGAATACTACAAGATTTGCACCTGTTACAGACACAGTAGGCGATTTAGGTCGGTCAGCAAATCGCTTCAAAGACCTCTACCTATCCGGCACTGTCACGGCTGGTGATATGACGCTTAACGGGACAGGTGCAATCACCCTTCCTTCTGGCACAACTGCACAGCGTCCATCTTCGCCTGTTGCTGGGATGATTAGATACAACACGACTGAATCGGCAAACGAAGTTTATAATGGAACAAGTTGGGTGCCGATAGACACTATTGGATACCCTTATACCATCAACTACCTTGTAGTTGCTGGAGGCGGTGCTGGAGGCGCAAATCACGGCGGCGGTGGCGGTGCTGGTGGTTATATTTATACAGCAAGTGCTTCTGTAGATGGGTTAACTGAGTATGCAGTCACTGTTGGTGCTGGTGGTGCCGGTGTTCAGGGTACTGGAAATTCCGGTAGCAATTCCGTTTTCAAGACAACCACAGCTATAGGCGGTGGTGGCGGTGGTGGAAATCAGGCCGCTGGAGTAGATGGTGGCTCTGGTGGTGGTAGTTCAAGAGGTGCTTCTGCTGGATATGGAACGTCTGGTCAGGGCAGCAATGGTGGAACTGGTGGAACTTATTCTGGCGGTGGCGGCGGCGGTGCTTCCGCAGGTGGCAGCAATGGTGCGACATATACTGGCGGTAATGGTGGAGCCGGAACCTCAAGCTCAATCTCTGGTGCATCTGTGACTTACGCTGGAGGCGGTGGTGGTAATGGATACACAGCCGCTGGTGGAACAGGAGGAGCCGGAGGTGGCGGCGATGGAGGACAATATAGCGGTGCTGCATATGAGGGTACTAATGGAGCAGCAAACACTGGTGGTGGCGGTGGTGGTAACTATGTTTCCGCTGGTCGCCGAGAAGGCATGAATGGTGGCTCTGGTGTTGTAATCATTAGTTACGCTGGTTCTCAGCGTGGAACTGGTGGAACTGTAACTTCCTCTGGAGGAAACACCATTCACACTTTCACATCATCTGGCACTTTCACGGCGTAGGAGCAACAAATGGGACATTTTGCAAAAGTACAAGATGGCATCGTGACCAAAGTCATTGTTGCCGAACCTGACTTCTTTGACACCTTTGTCGATGATAGTGCAGGTGCGTGGATACAAACATCCTACAACACTAGAGGCGGGACACACACACAAGGTGGTACGCCTTTGCGTAAGAACTACGCTGGTGTCGGCTATACCTATAACAGTATTCTTGATGCGTTTATTCCACCACAGCCATATCCAAGCTGGACACTAAATGAAACCACCTGCCTGTGGGAAGCACCTGTTGCTTACCCTGATGATGGCGAAGAATACCAATGGAACGAAGATACCTTGTCTTGGGTAGCTGTCGTGACCGAAGCACCGGAGTAACCATAAATGGCATATCTAGGTAAAACACCATCACAGGCTGTACGCAGTCGCTACTACTTCACTGCCACAGGCGGTGAAACATCTCTTAGTGGCGCAGACGATAACAGCAACACACTTACATTTACAGATGGTAACTATGTAGATGTGATGTTGAATGGTGCTACCTTAGTGGCTGGTACTGACTATAACACCACGACTGCTAACACGATTGCTGGACTGGCTGCTTTAGCTGCAAGTGATGTAGTTGAGATTGTTGTCTATGATACGTTCTCTGTGTTCAGTGGTAATGTTACTGGTGACTTTACTGTTGGTGGTGCATTTACCTCACAAGGCATTGACGATAACGCTACAAGCACTGCGTTGACATTAGAC